TGCACCTGCAGGTAGCAGTAGCATAGCAATAAGTAGTTTTTTCATGTTTTGGGTTTGTCTTTGTTTGCCATAGGACATACAGGAGGTTTGCTTCCACCATTTTTACCAGTTGTAAGACCAAATGTAGCTAGTGCTCCAGTAAAAACGCTGGCTACAAAAGTAATGTCAGAGTTACCAGATTTCTTAACCATAGGTATATCTACATAGTTCATAGTAATAATAAATCCAGACCATACTACCACACCTAGTCTTACAAAAGTACCTAATATTTCTATTTGATGTTCTTTATCTTCTACAACATCTTTTAGTTTTTTTGTGAAACTTCTTGGTTGTCCTTTAATGACTTTTTCTTCTTCCATTTATCAATCTTACCTTGTATGAACTTTTGTAGTTTTTTCTTTATGGTGTCAAAAAATGGTTGAGCGAATGTAGTCACAGCTACAGCAGATACCGCTGCATAGCTTGCAGCTACTACTACATCTGTGGTAGGTAGTGGTACATCTATGTTAATTAACGGTATGTTTATGCTTGGTGCTGGTTGTTCCGTAGTTTCTGTAGTTTCTGGTTGTGTACCTTCTGGTTCTCTAAGATCACTGGGAGGTACTACCAAAGGTACGTAACTAGGAACGTCACCTGTGGGTAACGGTATAGATATAGTTTCTATCTTTTCTACATTAGGTATTTTAATAAATATTCCCTGAGATAGATATACGCTCTTCATCACTTGTATAAAATGGGTAAACTTGATGTGGAAGTTTTGCTGGAAAAACTAACAATGTACCTTCCCAAAAAGGATCTAACAAATAATCATAATGATTCACTGTACCTAATACAGACGTGTAATAAAAACTAAAAGCTCCACTACAAGGTGAACCACCTAAACTTTGTACATTAGCTGTTTTACATTCATCTTCATATCTATATGGTATTTTTACCCATAAAACAAAACTTAAAACACCTTTATGATCGTGGAATGGATTAAATTCATTTTTCCTTTGAAAATTAACCCATAGTTCACGAACATTAAAAGTTGGCTGATATATATAATCTAAACCTGATGCAACACTTAATACATAATTAGATAGTTTATTTTCTTGATCTGGTAAATCTAAACTTCTACTTATATGACCAACTAATCTATCTTTAGCATCATGATTCGCTAATTTTATTTGTGACCAAACATAGTCCATCATGTCTTGGTCTACTTTAGTTTGCATCCAAAACTCAGTCTCAGGTTTTATTTTCATGGTGTAAAGAAAAATACTTGGTTAAGTCGCCATTCTTTTGTATATTTTTTATCCATACACAATCCGTGGTATAACTCTTGGCCATCCCAAATAATTAATTTATTATATTCAGAATGTATATGGTGTAATACCTCCATTTCTGATTTAGGTATAAAGTGCTGTTTATGTTCTACACCAACTTGATAATTGTTTGGTTTATAAAAATTAGTACCATTAGACTTGTTTTTATTAAGATAACAAATAGCTGTTTTTCCTAGATCTTTATGAGGATAAAAATAATGGTCGATATATTTATCATTTAAAAATTTTGTGTAATTACTAGATACTTTAAAATATTCATTTGGTTGCTCATCTAGTTCAGAATATAAAGAATCTCCTTCAACAGCTTGATGAGTAATTGTTTGTAAAAATCTGTAAACAGGTTCTACTTCCCAATTATAAAGATGATGTCTTTTATCTATAAAATCCACACCTTGATGAAAATAACCTCCCATATGTTTATGCCACACAGGTTCAAAGCTAGTTATCCAGTTTACAATTTGATCTGGATATTTATAAAAATCTTCAATTACACTAAATTTATAATTATCAACTGTATATGTTTTTTCTTCTCTATTGTTTATTTCAAACATTAATTAGGTTCAATAGGATAGGTGGGGTTTGCAAAGTCTGTGGTATTAGCTGGTAAATCTCTTAGAGCTTGTCTATAAGTTTTGTATTCAGCTATTTTTGAATCTGATAAAGGACTATCTGGTAAGACTGTCCAATCAGTCATTTGTAAACGCCAATTTCTTTCAAATCTGAAAAGATCTTCGTCAGTTGCTTGAATTGATGTCATCTGTTTCTATTAGTTTAATTTCTTTTGGAGGTAAATTTACAACAGGAGCCATTACATTAAGTACTTCATTTCTAAAAGACTCAACAGCAGCACCTTGTTGGTTAATTGCTTTTGAATTGTCTACTTGTAAAAATGGAATCCATGCAACTGCACAACCCCATTCTTCAACAGAATCGCCTGTTTGTGGATGAGTACCAGCAAGTTTGGTGTACCATGCACATTCTAAACCTCGACAATCTTCGCCTATTAATGGACAAAGTTTACCTTGTTCAATTTTCGCCATTTTGTTTTTCTTTAGGTTGTGTGTGCATCCATCCTGTCATAAGATATTTTGTTTGTTTTGGCGGGTAGCCTTGATGAACATATGTCCAGGTTGCTGGAAAAAATACTAATCTTCCAGCTACAGGTGATACTTGGTTTCCGTTGTAAAACTGTGTCCATCCTTCTTCTACAGTATTTAGATATAAAATAAAAGTTAAATATCTAAGAAGTTCCCCTTGTAGTCGAGAATCATCATGCCAAACATAACCTTTACCTACTTCTGTTCTTTGTATTTGAAAACCAGTATCTAATAAATCTGTAACCTCTGGGTCACAATCAGGTCTATATACATGACGTTGTGATGGATCAGTAAAATTATAAAAATTATTTACTAATGGACTATTTAGATGATTATAGTAATCTATATGTCCTTTCAAAATAATAT